GGTGTCTATTATAGGTGATTTATTAATTAAATGGTAAATATACATATAGAACAACTAATAATTCCAACAGGAGAAATAACATGGCATTAGTATCACCAGGCGTAGAAGTCAACGTAATTGACGAATCATTCTACACCCCAGCAGCTGGCGGAACTGTACCTATGATTTTTGTAGCAACTGCTAGTAACAAACTTTCAAGCAGTGGCGCAGGAACAGCAGCAGGTACAACTAAAGCAAACGCTGGTCAACCTTACTTACTCACCAGTCAGCGAGAGCTTGGTGAAACATTTGGCGACCCATTATTTTATAGTGACACCTCAGGTAACATGGTCCACGGCGGAGAGCTTAACGAATACGGCTTACAAGCTGCTTATTCTGCACTAGGCGTTTCAAATCGTGCTTATGTAGTAAGAGCAGACATTGACTTAGCTGAACTAGAAGCAAGTGCATCAGCACCAGGTGGAGCACCTGCAAACGGCGCATGGTGGTTAGACACACTTGCAAGTGAGTTTGGTATTTTAGAATGGAACGGCGCCGCAATTACAACTGTAGGCGGACAAGCATTTACTGGCCAAACACATATTGCAATCACATCAAGCGATGACTTAGATGGTAATGATTTACCTAAACAATCAATTGGTGCTATCGGAGACTATGCTATTGATCATTCAAGCAATGATAATAGAGTATTTTATAAGTCACCAGGTTACGGTGCATCACAAGCAACAAGAACAGCAAATGCAGGCAAATGGGTTAAGCTAGGTAGCTCAGAATGGGCAGATAGTTATCCAGCAGCAACAGGTTCAAATGCTCCAGCAACAGTTGATGCTACACATACAATTGTACTAAATGGTGTTTCAGTCGTTGCTGGCGGCACAACATTTACTGATGTAGTTGCAGCAATTAATGCAGCAGCAGTAACAGGCGTAAATGCTGCACTAGTTGATAGTAGAATTAAAATTTATGTAGATGCTACAGCAATTGATGATGAAGGCGGTTCGGGCACTACAGCTACAGGAACAGTTAGTATTGCAGAAGGCAGCGGAACACTAGTAGCAAACTTAGGTTTAACAGCTGGAACATACTCTGCACCAAGAGTGCAAATTGCTCCACATACAAGTGTACCTGAATTTAAGTCTTCAGACACATCACCTGCACCAACAGGCAGTGTTTGGATTAAAACTACACAACCAAATGGCGGCGCAAATATTAACATTAAAAAATATTCAGCAGCAGCTAGTGTTTGGAATAAAGTTTCAGCACCAATTTTTAATACACCTCAGCAAGCAATTTACAGTTTAGATCCAACTGGCGGCGGCTTAAATATTAATGTCGATGCATTATATGCAGACGTTAATGTTAGAGGAACAACAACGCCACTTGCTGACTTTAAAGTATTCCGTAGAAGTACAATTGGAGCAACAATAATTACCAGTGCTAGAGTTTCGTCAACAGGTGTTACAGCAGCTACATATACATTTACTGTAGCAGAAACAACAGCGGCAACAGCCAGTAAAGCAAGCCCAGTTACAGTAAGCGTTACAACTGCTGCTGACATTGCTGATGCAGATACATTAGCTGGTCAAATTAACGCAGCAGGATTAACGAATGTTATTGCTGTAGTTGATGCACAAAATCGAGTACAGATTTCACACAAACTAGGCGGTGAAATTGACTTAGTTGATACTGACGGTGGTTTAGCACTATTTGGCTTTAGTGCAAGTGCTGGCGGAACAACTAACTTGTATTTTGCTCCAGGCACAACAGCAGCTACATCACCAAAGCAGTTTGTAGCGTCAAATTGGGAACCACTTGTATATTCAGCTTCAAATAACGCACCATTGAGCTTAACAGCACAGGGCGCACTATGGTATAATTCAATTGTCGACGAAGTTGACATGATGGTACACAATGGTGAGACTTGGGTAGGTTTAGCATATGACGGAGCGGCCGGCGAAAGCTCAATTGCAAGCCCTTACAGTGGTACAGATATAGAAGGACCGATTGTTTCAGCAACTGAGCCAACTACACAAGCTAATTTGTCAGCACTAGTAACAGGTGATATTTGGGTTAGCACATCAAGCGTAGAAGACTATCCGGTAATTTACAAATATAATGCAACTATTGCTGCAACAGGAGCAAATGGTTGGATTTTAGTTAACAATACAGACCAAACTACTGAAGAAGGTATTTTGTTCGCTGATGCACGTTATGGCGACAGCGGTGGCACAACACTAGCAGCTCCAGATGCTACTATTTCAGAAATGCTTACTAGTGATTACTTAGATCCAGATGCTCCAGACCCAGCATTATATCCAAAAGGTATGTTGTTATGGAACACACGTAGAAGTGGCTTCAATGTTAAGCGTTTTGAGCGTAACTATATAGATACTAACGGAACTAACGGACGTTACGGAGACCTAAGTACAACTAGTTACTATCCACATCGTTGGGTAACAGACTCAGGCAATAATGAAGACGGTTCAGGAACATTTGGTCGTCATGCACAACGCAAGAGTGTTGTACAAGCGTTACAAGCACTAGTAAACAGTAACCAAGAAATACGTGACGAAGAATCACGTCAGTTTAACTTAATGGCAGCGCCAGGTTATCCTGAACTAATTGGTGAAATGGTTACACTAAACACAGATAGACGTTTAACATCGTTTGTAGTTGGTGACACACCATTCCGTTTAACACCAGATGCAACTTCATTAAATGAATGGGCATCAAACGTTAAACTTGCTGTTGAAGATAACGACAATGGTGCAGTGAGCTTTGACGAGTATATGGCTATGTATTACGGTGCAGGCTTTACAAGTGACAACTTTGGTAACAACATTGTTGTTCCTCCAAGTCATATGGCACTACGTACTATTATACTTAACGACCAAGTTGCGTTCCCCTGGTTTGCTCCAGCAGGTACAAGACGCGGTGGCGTAAGCAACGCAACAAGCTCAGGTTATATTAATAACGAAGGAGAGTTTGTTTCAGTAGCACTAAACACAGGACAGCGTGATACACTATATTCAAATAAAATTAATCCAATTACATTCTTAAGTGGTGCAGGATTAGTAGTATTTGGACAAAAGACTCGTGCAAGAAACGCAAGTGCATTGGATAGAGTTAACGTAGCACGTTTAACTGTTTACTTACGTGGACAACTTGAACTATTGGCAAAACCATACTTGTTTGAACCAAATGACAAGATTACACGTGATCAAATTAAAGCATCAGCAGATGCATTGTTATTAGAACTAGTAGCGTTACGTGCATTATATGATTTCTTAGTTGTATGTGACGAATCTAATAATACAGCAGCTAGAATTGATCGTAATGAGCTTTACTTAGACGTAGCTATTGAACCAGTTAAGGCGATTGAATTTATTTACATTCCGCTAAGACTTAAGAATACTGGGGAGATTGCTGCACTAGGTTAATATGCGCACTTAATGGGTGGATGAAATACTCCACCCAAAATAGCATAAATACATGTGTAACAGGAGATTATAAAAAATGCCAATCACAACACTACAAAACATTAGTATACCTACAGAAGGTTCTGGATCTAATTCATCTTTATTGATGCCTAAGTTACAGTATCGTTTTAGAGTATTACTTGATAGTTTCGGTACCACAGGCGGTGCTGACGGAACAAGAGAAATTTCAAGACAAGTAGTAGACGTAACCCGTCCTAACTTATCTTTTGAACAAATGACAATTGATGCTTATAACTCAAGAACATATCTTGCAGGTAAGCATACATGGGAACCAGTTACGCTTACATTGCGTGAAGATGCAAACAACAATGTACAAAAAATTATTGGTCAGCAACTTCAAAGACAGTTTGACTTCTTTGAACAATCAAGTGCTGTATCAAGTGGAACATACAAATTCCAAACTAGAATTGAAATCTTAGACGGTGGCAACGGCGTAGACGGAGCTAACGTAATTGACAGATTCCAACTAGTAGGGTGCTATATTGAATCAGCAAACTACAATACATTAGCATATGCTACAAGTGACGCAGTAACTACATCATTAACTATCCGTTATGATAATGCGATACAATTTGGCGGCGATGATATTTCTGGTATTGGTGAATCTGTAGCTAAAGCTACTGCTGGAAGTATTGGCGGAACAACAGTTACTGGCTAACTAGTTTCAAAGATTGGCGTTACAAAAAGCGGAGGTTGATTACTATCAATCTTCGCTTTTCTTTATGTGCGCATATAATAGTTAAGGATAAATATTAGTATGAGCATTAAAGACTTATTCACATTTAATTTAACTGCTGGTACACACCTACGTGATGCTAGGCATGCACATCAGATTTATACTCAAAATAATTTTACTTTTGCGCCTAAACAAAAGTATATGTACCATGTGTTATTTCAGCCAAATCCAGAGGTTGGAAACAACGCAACTTCTAATTCTTTTCAGTTCCAGAAAGAACTAGGTATACTTGTGAAATCAACAGATTTACCTAGTTTTAAAGCAAGTATAGAAAATAAACAACAGTACAATAGAAAGAAAAATGTTCAAACAAGATTAGATTATCAAGATGTTAGAATGACATTGCATGATGATAATCTAGGTGCAGTTCGGTCAATGCTTGAGGAATATTACAAATACTACTTTGCAGATGGTAATAGATCTGCAACTGGTTCTCAAGCAGCATACTTGCCAAGAGACAAATATTTTGGCGATGTACCAAACTACGGTTTAAACAACAAAAAAAGAACTCCATTTTTTAGTTACATAACAATATACCAATTAGCAAGACGAGAATGGTTTGCATATACTTTAGTAAATCCGTTACTATCTTCATGGGACCACGGGGGTGTAGATAGTACCGATGGAGGATTTAACGAAGCATCAATGATTGTTGCTTACGAAGGAGTATTATATACTAAAGGAAAAGTAACTCAAAATCCTCCTATAGGCTTTAGCGATGCAGACGTTGGCTATGATGCAGAACCTAGTCCGTTGGGCATAATAGATCAAGGATTTATTGGTCCAGGCGGCAACGGCCTTATTCCTGCACTTATAGGACAAGCTACTAATACAATTACAGATAAACTTTTTGGCGGTAGTAATAAACTTGTTCAAGCCGCAGGCGGCGCATTAGTTGGTGGATTGCTCGGAACAATAACTAATGAAGTAGGGGCTTCTCTAGCGCGATCTATTGCAGATCCTGCAGCAGGTACCAGTGTAGCACCGGGTAGCAATAATATTCCAACAATTAACGGTCAATCAAACATAACATTAGCTAGCCAACCAATTGCAAGAGATCTACCTATTTTATCATCAGCAGAAGTAGTAACAGCACTGTCAGATACTACTCAAATGTCACAACTTATTGCTGCAATACTCAACTCCGGAGTATTGCCTGGCGTTACAATAAGTACATATAATAATAGTACAGCAGCCCAAGCACTTGCAATTGAAGCAAATGTAATAGCCTTAGCTAGAGCTGAAAATATCAAAGTGATACAAATAGTATCAAATGCATTATTAGGATAAGAATAACAAAATGAGTAGAACTAAAAGTACATTTACTACAGATTCAAGAACATTATCGACAGAGGCGACTCCGGAATACTATAAGAATTTTTATGAAAATGATATTGCATATAATCCCGAAGAAGTAGATGCAACTATTGGTTATTTCTTAAAAAGAGGTTTTGATAAAGTTGCTGCAATAAACACCGCAAGTGTTATATTACAACAAGCTAAGATAGATAAACTAAATGTTCAACAATTATTAGATACATTGTCAGGAGTAACTAATGTGCAGTTAAGTGTTATTGTTGCACAAATTTTAAATATAAATAGATCTAAAACTAGTGCAATTGGATTCGTAAGACCTCCACCAGATACAGAATTGTTTGACCAAAGAAATGTTGTAATATGATATGGCACATTTTGCGCAAGGCAAATTCACTCTAAAAAATCCTAAAAAATATATGGGTAATAAAACACCGACGTATAGATCAGGTTGGGAGTTTACCTTTATGAAGTTTTGTGACGAACATCCTAGTGTTAGTCAATGGGCTAGTGAATCAATACGTATCCCTTACAGAAACCCATTTACTGGTAAACAAACTATAT